TTTCCTATAAAGATTTCAAGCGGTTACAGATGCCCAGCTTGGAATAAATCTGTAGGGGGACATCCTAATTCAAGCCACATGGAGGGGCTTGCAATTGATATTGCCTGTCGGGGCGAGAAAGCATTAATAATTGTGGAAGCCGCAATCCGGCTTGGTTTTGTTGGAGTCGGTATTAGCCAGAGAAAAGACAAGTTTGTCCATCTAGATTTAAAACGAACACCAACTCGCAGAATTTGGTCATACGCTTAATTATGGAGATAACTCTTGAATTTGAAGATAGTGACATTATTGTTGGCTTTGAGCCTGAGTTTGCTGTTGCCAGCAACTGCACTGACATCGAAAAAGTTCAGTGGAACTTACAGAACGGAAACCATACGAGAATTGTGGCAAATGTGTTCCTTGAGCCAGAAGATGAACGGGGTAGCCCAGCACATATATTACCCGATATGTGACTGCATGGTCGATGTAATGAGGGAACACTACGACAACGCAACTGTTTTAAAAGATATGAAAAAAAATCAAGCAGATGAACTGGCAGCCCTCTTGAAATTATCTTGCAACAAGTGGAAGTTAGGGTAAGAGGTTTAAAAAACTATCTAGTAAGAACACTCCTCAAGTACAAAACCAAGGATGGGTACAGGGGGTATATAGTAAGGGTGAGAGAAGAAAAGTAAATGGCAGAAGAACTGAACAAACTCGAGGAAATAGAACGCCAGATAGCAGCAGCAAAACGGCAGAAGCTGGCACTTGAGTGCAAGACAGAATTCCTGAAGTTTGTTAAATTCACAATGCCAACTGTCTCTGATCCGAACAACATAGAGGAGTCGATATTCAAGGATGCCCGTCACCATAGGGCAATAGCCGCAGCGTTAGAGAAAGTGGCGAAGGGCAAGATAAAAAGGTTAATAGTTACGCTGCCGCCAAGACATGGTAAATCGGAGATGATTAGCAGAAGATTCATCCCGTGGTTAATGGGAAAAGACCCATACAAATCTATAATTTTTGCCACATACAATGAAGATTTTGCACAGGATTTTGGAGCGGATTGCCGAGCAATCATGGAGACTGCACAGTTTCAGCAAGTCTTTCCGGGTTTTAAGTTCCGTCAAGGGGGTGCTTCTAAGAGTCGCATTCAGACTGACAATGGTGGTATGTCAGTTTTCGTTGGTCGTGGTGGCTCTATCACTGGTCGTGGCGGAGACATCCTTGTCGTGGATGATCCAATCAAAGACTCTGTGGAGGCAATGTCTCCAACGCTTAGAGAAAACCTTTGGTCTTGGTTCACGCAAGTATTTATGACCAGACTGATGACTGAAAAGTCAAAAGTTGTGATTGTGACTACACGCTGGCATGAGGATGATTTAGTCGGAAGATTGACTGATCCAGCTAATCCACACTTCACTGAGGCGGAGTGCAGTAAATGGAAGATCATTAATCTCCCGGCTTTTGCCGGGGATAATGATCCCTTAAAGCGAAAGGAGGGTGAGGTACTCTGGCCGGAAAGGTTCAATAAGGATTTTCTGGAAGCACAGCAGAACTTAGACCCGAGAGGTTTTTCCGCTTTATATCAGCAACAACCAAGTCCCGATGATGGAGATTTATTCCAGAGGGAAAACATACAGTATTATGAAAAAAGAAACCTTCCAGAGAGTTTGAGGATATATGCTGCTAGTGATCACGCTGTTGGTATTGACAAGACAAGGCACGATTTAACTTGCCTTTTAGTTGTGGGGGTGGATGACCAAGAGGATATTTATCTCCTCGATTGTTGGTGGTCAAGACAACCCTCAGACGTAGTTGTTAAGGCAATGATTGAATTGATGCGGAAACATAAACCATTAATTTGGTGGGCAGAAAAGGGCCACATAACAAAAGCAATTGGGCCATTCTTGAGGAAAAGAATGTTTGAAACGAAGACTCATTGCAGGATCGAAGAGGTAACGCCCGTTGCAAACAAAGTACAAAGGTCACAGTCGATCATCGGACGTATGGCCATGAAGAAGGTCTTTTTCCCAAAGACATCCGCATGGGGCCAGAAGGGGGTAGACGAACTACTGAAGTTCCCCAACAGTCGTCACGATGATTTTGTAGATACAATCGCTTGGATTGGGATGGGACTAGGACACCTCCATAGACCAAGTAAGGGAGCAAAGTTCGACAATGGTCTGTTCCCGAAACACGGCACAATAGAATGGGTTAAGTGGCAAACAACAATGGATACAAGAGCAAAACAATCACTATCATCAGGTTTTTAAATGATTGAAATTGAGCAAGAAATTGATCGAGGAGTCGGAGTGGAAGTTGTCGAGGAAGAAGACAAGGAACCAACGATACGAAGGGAAGCACTTGTGGCCCATTTGAGTGAGCGGGTGCGGGCCGCAAAGCAATACCACTCTAAGGCATTCAAGCAGATGAAGACAGACATGGATGCTGTATATAAAGGGTATTCCGGCAATAACTGGGACGGCGACAAATATATTGCGAACATCCTCCAGAGACACGTTCACCAGCGAACTTCTGCCCTCTACGCCAAGAACCCCAAGCCCGTTGCCACCAGACGGAAGCGCATGGATCATCAGGTCTGGGATGGGGAAGAAGAGAGTATGAAGAAGGCACTAAGCACCCTAGCTAAGTTACAGATGCAGGGGCAGGAGCCAGACCAGCAAGCACAGGCAGTTGTAGACGATCAGGCTAGAGTAAAGGTGGAACATCGCCAGATGGATAAGGTTGCCAAGTGTATGGAAATGCTCTTTGAATATTTCATGGATGAGCAACATCCGACATTCAAATCGCAAATGAAGGCTCTGGTACGCAGGGTTATTACAACGTCAGTTGGTTTTGTTAAAGTAGGGTATCAGCGTGACGTTGACAGGTTGCCGGATATTTCTTCCAAAATGTCAGATGTACAAGCACAGGTTGACCATCTCCGAAGAATAGCAAGTGATGCAGAGAAAGGGGATATTGATCAGGACGACCCGGAAATGGAGGAGTTACTGCTTTCCCTTGAATCATTGCAGAATGAACCTTTGACAATTATCCAAGAGGGATTGGTATTTGATTTTCCAGAATGCGACTCAGTTATAGTAGACCCTATGTGCCGTCTGTTACGGGGGTTTGTTGGAGCAAGTTGGGTGGCACATGAGATGTATTTAACGCCCGAAGAAATAAAAGAAATTTACGATGTTGATGTGCAGGATAATTTTCTTTCGTATGACATGAAGGGGAACGAAACTGGGGGACATAATAGTCAGTCTAGTTCGTATAATTATTTTAACCAGAGTGCAGATTCAGTGAGGGAGGGTCTGGCATTAGTCTGGGAAATTTATGACAAGAATGCGGGACTGTTATATGTCGTCTGTGACGGGCATAACGATTTTCTGTCGGAGCCAGAAGCACCGCCTGTTAAGCTGGAAACATTCTGGCCCTTTTTTGCCTTGACATTCAACGAGATTGAACATAAGGATTTGCTATATCCTCCGTCTGATGTCAACCTTTTAGCCCCAATGCAACATGAATATAACAGAGCCAGACAAGGATTAAGGGAGCATCGCAGGGCAAACAGGCCAAAGTATGCTGTACCAGCAGGAATGTTGGAAGAAGGAGATAAGGAATTATTAAAAGACCCTCCTGCAAATGCAGTCCTAGAATTACAGGCATTAGTTGCAGGACAGAAGGTAGATGACGTACTACAACCCGTTAAGCAAATCGGCATCGATCCTAACCTGTATGAAGTCCGAACTATATTTGATGATGTCCAGTTGGTCGTTGGTCAGCAAGAAGCTAATTTTGGTCAGGTTTCTAAAGGAACTGCAACCGAAACTTCCATTGCAGAATCATCCCGAATGTCTGCTATTGGTGCAAACATCGATGATCTTGACTCGTTCATGAGCGAAGTAACCCGAGCGGCTGGACAAATCTTACTACTAGAAATGTCTAAAGACGAAGTTATAGCAATTTGTGGCCCCGGTGCAGTTTGGCCTGAGTTTAAGAAAGAAGATGTCCTGAACGAAAT